TAGGAGCATGGTTACTAGACTGTATCATGCAAGCTAGTGGTTGGTTTTACAAACAGAGACTACGTACTGGTCGTAAGACTACAGTATTTATAGCACCTACTGCTGAGTTCATGGACATCAAAGATCAGGTCATGGCAAATGCAGAAATATTTAGCCCATTAGCGTGGCCTATGTTGATACCTCCAAAAGACTGGTCTAACGAGTCAGCAGGCGGCTATATGCTCAATGAATTGATGCAAGGACACGATTTGGTCAGAAGAGGCGATCCCTCCCGTATACAGGGGGAAATACCCATAGCTTTTCTCAACAAAATACAACAGGTAAAATATAGGTTAAACCCTTTCATAGTCAATGTCGCTATGCTGTTAGAAGACAGAGGAATAAGCGTAGGAAAGTTTCTCCCGATCATAAATTACGAGCTGCCACCAAAGCCATACGACATAGCAGAAAACAAAGAATCCCGTAAGAGGTATCGTAGGGAAGCGGCAGAAGTAATGAATAAGCGAGCAGCAGAGTTCAAGAGATCCTGTCGCACACGCATGACCATGCAAGCGGTACGTCGGTACAAGGATATAAACTTCTATATACCTTGGTCGTTCGACTACCGTGGTCGTGCCTACCCTATCCCCGCTTTTCTTACACCACAAGATACAGACTTTGGAAAAAGTTTGCTACAGTTTGCTAATGAAGCAGAGTTAGTGTCTGAGAAGTGGTTAGCTTTCCAAGTAGCTACCAGTTATGGTCTTGATAAAGCTACTATGGATGAGAGACTTGAATGGACTAGAACTAATGTCTCACTTGTCTCAGCTGTTGCGACTAACCCTATTGCATTTATTGCAGAATGGGAAGCAGCAGAAGAACCATGGCAGTTTCTAGCTGCCTGTGATGAGTACTATCATTGTTGTATTAAACAGGATAGACATACTACATCATTACCCGTGGCAACCGACGCTACATGCTCAGGCTTGCAGATACTTGCTGGTCTGGCTCGAGATAAGTCCACAGCTACACTGGTCAACGTCGTCCCCTCTGATAAACCACAAGATGCGTATGCAAAAGTGGCAGAGACAGCACTAAGCTTAGGGATTCCAACCAGTGTACATTCCGTATGGGATAGAAAGTGTGTCAAACGTACTGTTATGACTATACCATACAACGCTAAACCTTTCTCTAACAGATCGTATATCAAGGATGCGTTAAGGGAGAAAGGTGTAGAGGTCGATAAAGACCAATTAACCCTCATTGTTGCTTCGGTTCGGAAAGCCATGAACTTGATCGTGCCCGGTCCGATGTCAGTAATGAAGTGGATTGAAACAGAGGTGTCTAAGTCCATCAAGCATGGTGCAGATCATGTGGAGTGGACTACACCTTCTGGCTTCGTTGTTAAGCAACGTATTATGAAGAAGAAAGTAGAACGTCTAGACCTACAACTTCTTGGCAGATGTCAGCTTAGTGTTGCGACAGATGAGACTAACGACGTCGATCTCAGTCGGCACAAGGCAGCCACTGCACCCAACCTGATACATAGTCTCGACGCATCTCTCTTACACCTCGCTGTGCGTAGTTTTGATGAACCAATCGCACTAATCCATGACAGTGTGTTAAGCAGATGTTGCGACATGGATAAATTATCTGCTATAATAAGGGAGAAGTACATGATTCTCTTTGCAGAACATGACTATCTCATTGACTTTGCCCGACAGATCGGAGCAGAGACAGCACCGCCTATCATTGGCGATTTACAACCCGAAACGGTTATAGAATCCACTTATTTTTTCTGTTAACTATGACAATAGACATTTATAAAGAGGCTTTCTACTCGCCTAGTTCTTTTTTCAGTAGTTTCTTTGCACCAACAGAGATCTACGTCGTGGCGAAAGAGGACATAGAGAAAGCTAAACACGAACAATACCACGCACAACTCAAAGCAATCAACGAAAGGATTGACTACTTAACAACTCAAAAGGCTGACATCCAGTCTAAGATAGATACATACCACAAGGAGAACAAAACTGATGCCTAAAAACGTCCACGTGACTGACGAAATCAAACTAGAAGGCTTCCAAGCCATACTTGAACCGGGTAAGTTCGGTTACTCTTTATCAGCTGTCGTTGATGAAGGAGTGATTGACGCACTCGAGACAGAGAGAACAGCTTTGCTCGGATGGGCAGAGTCTAAGCTCAAGAATCCAAAGAGAGCCACCTTAAAACCTACACCATGGGAGGAGGTAGCAGATGGAAAATACAAAATTAAGTTCTCATGGGGAGAAGACAAGAGACCCGGTGTCGTTGACACAGAGGGCACACCCATCACTGATGCAAAGACACCACTATATGGTGGATCAACAGTTAAGCTTGGTTTCTTTCAGAAGCCATACATCCTCAGAGATGGCGTTACCTACGGAAGTAGCCTTAAGCTGCTTGGCGTACAAGTTGTTGCTGTAGGCGAAGGTGCTGCTGTAGACACAGATAGCATGGACGATGAACAAGTTGCCGATATGTTCGGTAAGACTGAAGGCTTCGTTGCAGTACAGACAGCAAGAAACCCAGAGACTGTAACAGCACCAGTACCTGATGAAGAAGAAGAAGACTTTTAGGTCTAAGCTAGAACAGAGTGTCGCAGAGATACTCGATAAAGTAGGTGCTAAGTATGAGTATGAGAACCAACAGGTTGCTTATACCATACAGCACCACTACAACCCAGACTTTTGCCTAGTCAATGGTGTAATGCTAGAGACTAAAGGCTACTGGGACTCAGAAGATAGACGCAAGATCAAGGCGGTCATGCGAGACAATCCCGATATTGATTTGCGTATGGTATTTCAAGCTCCTTTCAATAAGATCAGCAAGAAATCCAAAACAACCTATGCCCAATGGTGTGAGAAGCATGGCATCAAGTGGGCAAGTGCACACGCAATCCCCATAGATTGGTTAATATGAACGAAGAAAGCGAATTTGTGGCACACGAACCCTGTAACAACTGTGGCTCGTCAGATGCTAACTCAGTTTACTCTGATGGTCACAAGTTTTGCTTTTCGTGTAACACATACACTCCAGCAGAAGACTGGACACACACCCACACCCAAATGAACAATGAACGAGTACAATTCCTCGGATCAGCTGAACAGCTGCAAAAACGAAGAATCAGTGAAGCCACCAACTCATTCTACCGAATCTACAGATACGGAAATACCCTCCGCTTCCCATATTATAATGACAGCGGCCAAGTTGTTGGATTCAAAATTAAATCAAAGAAGAAAGACTTTCATTACGAAGGTGGAAAAACAGATCAGCTCTTTGGACAGCATCTTTTCCCCACCTCCGGAAAGCGAATAGTAATTACAGAAGGAGAACTAGATGCAGCCTCTTGTTACGAGGTTATGTCAGGTTGGCCGATGGTCAGCCTACCTCATGGTGCGGCAAGTGCCAAGAAAGACCTCCAAAAAGCAATCCCATTCTTACAGGGATACCAAGAAATCGTCCTCTTCTTCGACAACGATGAAGCAGGGCGTACGGCCACTGAACTTGCCTCGGGAATACTCCCATCTGGCAGAGTCAAGGTTGCCCGTCTCGAGAATTATAAAGATGCTTCAGATGCTCTCCAAAATGGGGATTCTGACAGTATCAGAAAAGCCATCTGGGACGCAAAGCCATACAGACCAGACGGAATCATAGATGGTAAAAATTTACTTAATATAGTAACTGAACCAACAAAAGCATGTGACCATAAATATCCTTACGAGGGTATGAATGATATGTTACATGGTATCAGGTATGGCGAACTTATCACAATCACTGCCGGAACTGGTAGTGGTAAAACTTCATTTGTTAGAGACCTAGCTACTCACTTGTGTAAACAAGGAGAGACTGTAGGTATACTAGAACTGGAGTCCAATACAAAACGTACAGCTCTTGGCTTGATGTCATCAGCTGTAGGTAAAGCACTCCACATCGGAGAACACACGAAGAAGAACTTAAGGAGGCTTTCGATGCTACGCTTGCTAATTGGAACGTATTTCTTTTTGATGGCTTTGGTAGTTTTGACCCGGATGTTATTTACAACAGGATCGAATACCTTGCCAGTGGACTGGAATGTCGTATTATATTCTTAGACCACCTCAGCATATTACTATCAGGACTTGATGGTGATGAAAGAAGAATGATAGATTCCACCATGACTAGGCTCAGAAGTCTTGTCGAACGTACAGGTATCACATTATTTTTAGTATCACATTTAAGGAGAAGCAACAGTGACAGTAATTCGCACGAGGAGGGAGGACGTGTATCCCTCGGACAACTACGAGGCTCTCATTCGATCTCTCAGATCAGCGATAGCGTCATCGCTCTGGAGAGAGACCAACAAAGCGAAGATAGCAACAACACAACAACTTTGCGAGTTCTTAAAAACCGTTACTCAGGAGAGGTTGGAGTTGCTACAAGATTGACCTATGACCTAGCGTCATGCAAATTTTATGAAGCAGATGAAACTAAGACAACACCAGTTTTCGACGCAAGCACAGACTTCTGACTTGCAGAAACCTAACCCACCCACCAAACAACAGAAAAGACGTGCCAAATTCAGAGACAAAACCTATTACCCTCCTGTTCGATCTGGAGACAACACCTCTAAACGCAAAACGAACTGAGATACATTGTATTGTCACACTTGACTATGAGACAGGTGAGACTACAAGATACAATGATATAGGAGGAGATCAACCCATAGTCAGAGCCGTTACGTATCTAATGGATGCTGACACTATTATTGGACATAACATCATAGGATTTGACATACCTGTGATTAAAAAGATATACCCTTTCTTTGAACCGAAGGGTAGAGTTATAGATACATTATTATTATCAAGGTTATACCATGCTGATATGCTTGACGTCGATAGAAAGACTAAGCCTGCTGGTATGCCACCGAAGCTGTATGGTCGCCATTCTCTGGAATCCTACGGCTACCGATTAGGAGAATACAAAGGGGACTTTGGTCAAACTTCTGATTGGCTAGAATGGAGCAAGGAGATGGAAGACTACTGCGTACAAGATACAATCGTTACAAAGAAACTATGTCAACATTTCCACCCTTACCTGATTGGGTCCAACTAGAACATCAGGTCGCACATATATTACAACAACAAGAAGAGCATGGATGGTACTTCAATGAACGAGAAGCCTACGAACTCGAATCAGCTCTCAGAGGAGAACTGGAAGAAGCTACAGAAGTATTACGCAGAAAATACGGGTTCGTTGCTGGAACAGTGTTTACACCTAAGCGAAATAACAGGACACAAGGGTACGTACAAGGATGCCCATTTACAAAACTTAAACAACTTAACCCCACCTCACGAGACCACATAGCATGGATACTGAAGACCCACGAGAACTGGACACCAAGCCAACTGACAGCCACAGGCAAGCCCGTCGTAGACGAGACAGTATTGAAAGATATTGGGTCGGAGACGAGCCTCTTGTTTCTGAAATGTCTAGATATTACCAAGAAATTGGGGATGATCTCGGAAGGCGTGAACGCATGGCAGAAGCTATCTACGACGTGTAATCGTATACATCACCACTGCGGGGTCGCAACCAGCACATTCAGATGTGCACACAGAAAACCAAACTTAGCACAAGTACCATCAGATGAAAGATTCAGAAAATTATTCAGGGCCACGCCTACCTATCAAATGGTGTCTGCCGATCTTAGTGGGATTGAGCTCCGTATGCTTGCTCATTACCTTTCGAGGTATGATAATGGCCGGTATCAACGAATACTTACTACGGGGGATATTCACCAAACCAATGCAGATCGAATTGGAATCACTAGAAGACAAGTTAAAACAGTTACCTATGCCTTCCTCTACGGGGCTGGGAATACCAAACTAGGATACAGCTATGATAAGTTATTGTCCGAAAAAGCCGCTTCTGTCAAAGGGGCAGAGATTCGTAAGGCTTATATTGCTGCCATTCCGGGTCTTGCAGATTTGCTACTCGCTTGTGAGGCACGTAGTAAAAGAGGTTATGCAAACGCCATCGACGGTCGTCGTATCAGCGTTGACAAAGGGCATAAGTTTCTCAACTACCTCCTACAGGGAAGCGCAGCGACAATCGCCAAAAGATGGATGGTCACCATAAATGAGTGCCTTCCACCTGATGGACACCAGCTATCCTTCATACATGACGAACTGAACTATGAATGTTATAGACGTGATTGTGAAGATTTAGCAAAATGGCTAGAGCTTGCAGCCAAAATGGCAGGCGAATATTACCGCCTAAGATGTCCTATCGCAGCTGAAGCTAAGATAGGGATGACTTGGGCTGACGTACACTAACCACCATGAATTTATTAATAGATGCAGACTTCATAGTATATAAATGCTGTGCTGCCTGCGAAACGGAGATAGATTACGGAGAAGACGTTATATTTGTTACATCTAATTTTAGTGACGCATATAATGCTGTAACCAAAGAAATATCCAATATAACTAAACAATTTGGCGATTTTGCCAAGCCTATACTGTTTTTCAGTAGCCCTAATAATTTTAGGAAAAAAATTTCCCCAGATTACAAAGGGCATCGAAATAGAAAGAAGCCTTGCGGCTACAAACGTGTCATACGCAACTTACGAATACAATACAACGTAATTGTGATGGACACACTAGAAGCAGACGATGCCATGGGTATCTATGCTACACAACACCCCGGCAATGTTATTGTCTCACCTGACAAAGATATGAGACAGATACCCGGCAAACTATATGACCTCGAAACCTCTAAAGATATCACCGCTGAAGAGGGTGCTAAGTGGCACTTGATACAGACACTAGCTGGCGACCAGACTGATGGCTACAGTGGAGTACCGGGCATCGGAGTCAAGAGAGCAGAGACACTGTTCAATAAAGAAGGCTACAACTGGTCAACAGTTGTGAAAGCATTTACGGACAAAGGACTGACCGAAGACGACGCCCTTTTGAACGCAAGGCTTGCCAGAATACTTACCATAGATGACTATGATACCAAGCAACAAACGCCCAAACTCTGGACACCCGAAGAAACCTATTCAGTTAACACTGGAACAGGACTTCAAGATGAGAGTGATTGAAGATAATTTACGTAAACATTATGATAAGAAGGAGGACGTTGTGACTGTCTTCCTTGCTTTACAAAGACAAAACTTCGCATTAACTAATGCACTCAAAGACCTAATAGAAAACAGTATTATTATTTAAAATGCCAGAACTAATCTCCCGCACTGGACGGGTACAGTCTTGGATTGATGACCCTCAGTCAAGACTTCCTGTATCATGCACAACCTTCGTTGTTGAAGACAGCATGGAAGGTCCAAACGGCATCGAAGCTAGCTGGAGGTTCGCAAGTCATGCACTACGATATGGTGCAGGCTGTGCAATCCACCTGTCTAAGCTAAGACCAGCCGGACATACAAATGACAAAGGACTTGTGGCTACTGGCCCAGTCAGCTTTGGCAAAATATACTCAGCCTTCAACGAGGTACTTCGTAGAGGTGGAGCTTACAAAAATGGTGCTATAGTATTGCACCTAGATCTATCACACCCAGATGTGGTAGACTTTATAACAGCAACAAGATCCGAGCTACCTTGGGTCAAGAGATGTGTCGACATTGATGATGAGATGTGGGCATTTGCAGATCAAACTACAAAGGATGCTTTAATTTATGGAATTAAATCAGGAGATGTTTGGCTCAACAAAATCAAACACGACCCCAATACCGGGGAGCGTATCTATGGCAACGTCTGCCTTGAAGTATACTTGCCCTCACGTGGAACTTGCTTGTTACAGCATGTCAATCTCGGTGCCTGTACACTCGACAACCTACAAGAGGCTTTCGTATCAGGCATGTCCGAGTTGTGCGATCTCCATAGTCGGACAGGCGTTGGAGAATCTGGAGAGTACCTTACCCCAGAAGTCGACAGACAAGTTGGGCTCGGAGTGCTCGGTCTTGCCAACTTCCTCAGAAGATACAACATCAGCTACAAAGACTTCGGAGAAGCCCTCCGTCTTGTCAACAGAGGATATAGTGCAACCAACGAAGCCGGTATGGCGGCTGTTGCCTTGGACAGAGCGATTTTTGAAGCGGCACAAGTAGCACATAACAATGATATGGTAAGGGCGTTCGCTATTGCACCCACTGCCAGCTGTAGCTATCGCAGTAGAGACCTAGACGGCTTTACATGCACACCCGAGATAGCACCACCAATAGCAAGACAGGTTGACAGAGATTCCGGCGAGTTCGGAGTAGAGAGAGTCAACTATGGAGACGTTGAGATAGCAAGTGAAGTAGGATGGGACGCATACAAGCGTGTAGCAGACGAAATCATGACGATGCTCGATAGGACAGGATTGCTTCATGGCTACAGCTTCAACAGCTGGAGTGATGTAGTTTTATACAGTGAAGCATTTATAGAGGAGTGGCTTGCAAGTCCACAAACCTCGTTGTACTACAGCCTTCAGGTAATGGGAGACGTTCAGGATAAGTCTGATGCTTACGCAGCGTTAGGTGATACTGACGTACAAGATTACTTGGCAAGCATTGTAGAATTAGAAAAGAATACAAATGAAATTACATGTGACTGCCAACAATGAACCCCTACATAAAATTACAAAACAGAAAAAGAACATGGACACCAGTCCAACCCACCAAAGGAGTATTAAAAGAAGGTGCTGAAGAAACCATCAAGCGTGCACTCGCAATACGTCATATGGAGCTACCAGTTGGAGAATTTATTTCTCAAGGTCTGGAGAAAGAAGTCCCGGAAACAGCGAGGACACTTCTTGAGTCAAACGTACAAGACGAGATTAAACATGATCTCGCTTTGGGCTTCATTGTTGACGCCCACGGTGCTGATCTACAATCCGAACTGGAAGCAAAGAGGTTAAGAGATGCTTGGATTGCACACCCTGACCACACTATCACAAAGGCACTCGTTGCAGAGCGAGCTATATTCTTTGTTTTACTACCTATGTTTCGCTTTCTTGGTGATGCTGCTCTCAGAACAGTATCAGCTGATATATCCAGAGATGAACAGATACACGTTGCGACAAATAGTCTCGTATGTACTGAGTTGGGTCTTGTTCCTAGCTCTTCTTTGGATAAGCTTCGGAAGGCAACTATACAATGGGTACTACAACCCCTAGCAGAAAACAATACTGATAAATATTTGTCGAAAAAATTTTGGGCAGATGCGAGCGATCAGTTAATGTATCAGGGCAAAGCCCCACAGTTTTCTGACACAAGAGCAGCTCGTATGCCCGCATTTTTTGAACATGCAAACACCAACCTCCCTCAATACGCTTAGTTTTCATTCAGAGAAACTAGAGAAATTAGTAGAGGATCTGGAGACTAAGTTCGCTTGGTATCCTGTCCACCCCAAGGAGGATATAGCCTCCATCATGTATCGCTCCGGACAATGGGAAGTGGTACAATATATTAAATCAATACTAGAGGAATAGTTATGTGTAGAGGAGGATCCCCTACCCCACTACC